CATAAATGGATCCATAGCAGATGAGATCGAGATACGAATCTTCCCGCATTGGGGACTCCACCATTCTTGAGAGTTTGGTCGCGATAAAGACCAGCGCCAAGTCAGCTGGGTCTCGGAGCTGAATACCAAGAATCCGGCATATTTTGAAAATCCGTAATAGGTTGTGCCTCTCATCGCCATATTCATACTGCCTGTCTTCAAGAGTGTCGAGGGCTGCTTTAATCCATTCACTAGAGTTCCTTTCGTTCAGCTCGTCCGACACTTCGTCCCCTCTCGTATCCATCAAAAAAGGCTTTATCTTTAGCCTTATCGAATCGATTACTGATATACATATAGACGATTAAAACGCCTAAACAGATTAAGGTGATTACTTGGTCACTATCTAACATCAGCGCTCACCCCGAATCGGTCTAGCCAATAAGCGCTGATTTCTTCTCGGCTTAATCTGCCTCTAGCAGCTTTACGACCTAATGATTCAAGTGCATATCGCCTAATTATTGAGCCTTTTACATAATGCTGACCATCAGTCCAAGCGCCAGCATCAGTATTAAATTGAATTACTCGCGGATTATTTATCATATACCGCCACCGAGTAATTGAATAATATGATTTGATCGTTTTGAATCATATAATTCAAGTCATCTAATTGCTCTTGAAGTTCTTTCATTTTCAACTTAAGCGCATCGCGCTCTGCTTTATTCTTTGCTAAGCGCTTTGAAGTTGCGACTTTATCCCATTCTCTGAGATCTATCTTTGCCATTGTCTAGCTCCCTTATCGGCTGGTCGTTCGCCTTCCGATAGGGATAAATCTATTTAGGTTAAATCTATTTGTCAAACAAGTAAGAGCCGGGAGTGTCGGACATCTAAAAAGCCGACCCACTTTTCAATCTTCTGACTACCCGCGAAATCAGTCTTACTGGGCAACCACTTAAAAACCCATTCAGGCTCGTTTATAGCCCCTAAGTCCCACTCATAGACACTTTTAGGCGTTGCGCTTATATAAAGCGTCCTAGCGCCCGTTCTAGCCCTTATATCGGCCAAGTAATCCCACTTGTGGCGCTCAATCATTAAAGTATCGTAATGAGTCCTACGGCATTTAAGCTCAAGATAGGCGTTGTGGGTGATGCCATCTGCCCGGTCGGTCGCTGATAGAGGCGTTAAGTCCGGGTATTCGGCCTTTAGCGCCTCGAAGAGTTCGACTTCCCTAAAGTAGGTCAGATATCTTCCTCTCCATCTTCCCACCCAATTTTCTTAAGTGGGTCTGAAGGGTCGAGAACCCAGTCCGGCCAAGAGCTTCGATCCATAGCGAATCCAAGAGCTAACTCCTCGCTCATACCATTTCGGCGACAAGTATCGTAAATCTCTTTACAGGCAATAGCCCAGTAGTCGAGCTTGGTGGGCGGCTCTTTGGGTCGCACCCGGCGCTTGACTGGCTTCTTCTTAGCGGCGCGTTTTCTTGTTGGCACTTACGACCCTTTCCCTTAGAGCGGTTTCAAGGGTAGATTCTAATTTATCCAGCCTTGAAATTAGCGGAAGGTTCTCAAGTTTTATTATGTATCGAAGTCCAGCGATTAGTAAGCCAATCGACCCGAGGACTGACGCAATAAACGCGGCTACCTCGGTCGGCATTAACGGACTTTTCCGTAGCGCTCGTAATTCGGGTTAAGCCAGTTGATTACGCTCGGAAGAACAGCGGCAACGGCAGCATTGAGAATCATCTCCGGGTCGAGCCCCACCGATAGGTAAGTCGCTAGAGCTGCTGCTAGAAATGCTTTTGCCCAGCTTCCGGCTGCCTTTTTTAGATCGTTTAGCATTGTGTCTCTCTCCTGTCAGGTCGAACCATTTTGAGTCATTGTCCCCGAGGGTCGTAAAGCTAATATGAAAGTGTGAGCGGTGAGGGTTTGCGCCTTTGTATTTCCGCCACTTCCAGTTAAGAATAGAGCTTGAAATCTTTGAGTCGAAGATAATGTATTTAATTCGCTTATCGCCTCGCTTGGCGCATTTTCTAATCTGCTCCACAAGTGCGTAAGTTGCTTCGGGATGGTCGTTGAGGTTGGCATCGACATCTATAGCTCGAACGATTCCGCCTCTTGGTATATGATCAGAATTAGACGAATTAGCAAGATGGCGAGCGTCAGCAATCCAGCCGTCACTCCGGCGATCGCGGCTAGGAAATTCATCGTCTATTTGCTCTCTTAATTGGATTCCAGCTTTACAAAGTTTCGCCATTATCTTGAGGGATTGTGCTAGTCGTCAATGGTAATTACTTGCACATTTTCAGGATTGTATTTCAACACATCTCTGTCAATAATCCATTGAATATATTGTTCCTCGGTCATTGAATCAACTTCAGGAAAGAATTTCGCAACATCTGCCTGAGCAGCAGGAACACAAGTGGCTGATTCACCAGCGTAATCGCCTTGAGTTTGCGTATAGGTAATAACTTTTCTCATTACTGATCTCCATATCCAATGCAGAAAACTCGCGCCGAATCCACCAAAGTTCCATTAAGAGTATAAGTGAGTATTCCAAAATCGCCGGTTTGATACGCACCTACAAAGCAAACACCAGTTAAAGTTGTATCACTAGAAGCGCCGCTTAATTTATCCGCGCCACCAGTCAATACATAATTTCCACTTGAAAAGTCTGTGGCAATATTGATTGTATAATATCCAGTTCCATTATCAGTTATAGAAGTCATATTGTAAGAAACTTGAATTGTCGGTGTGCTTGTTCCAGTAAAATAAACCCAAAATTTCGCAGCACTTGGATGATATTGCTGACGGCCAGGAGAAACATAAACTGAAGTAGATGATGCTGATTCTTGTTCTGCCTGAGTTGCCGCAGACACACTAGAACTAGCAACCCACTTAAGTCCGGTGGTCTCTAAAGAGTCCGCTACGAGTTGGTAGCCATCTGTGCCGACTGCTAATCGGTCAAAAGTATCCGCCCCAGTTCCGACAATCAAATCGCCTTTAGCGTCGAACTCGGTAGCTACTGTATTCGTAATAACTGGTATCGGACCAGTTCCGCTAGCGACTGAGATTCCGGTTCCACCTTGAACTTCTGTTATGTCTCCGACATTGGGAGTCGTCCAAGTAAAATCTAAATCTGTATTAGAAGTTTTGCTTAATACTTGGCCGGTCGTTCCACCTTTAAGATCAGCTAAATCAGTATCAACCGCCTGACCGAATACCTCGAAGTCAGCCGGTAAATCTTTTACTAAATCTGTGTTCGTTGGCATCTGCCAGCCGAAATTCGAAGTCGGGTTAGCCATTGTTCTCCTTTAAGCTACTATTGTAGCGTTCTCCCAATCCAAAACTGGGTTTATTGTATTCCATAGTTCCGCCGCTGGAACCGAATTCCACCGGAAAGCTTGTAGCGAGTATGCGATAGGGCTCAGATTTAAGGTAAGGTCTAAACGGCCTAAAGAGGCGCTCCAAGTCCAGCCTTCGACGAATCCCTGAAAAGCCCCGGCTGTCATATTGAGCGGCAGATTTGTAATGTTAAGAGCTGTTCCCATTGATACCGCTAAGAGAGCATCCCTATCAGTATTATCGATTTCGGTAGAGGCAAGCGGGAAAGTTATCTGCCGTAGAGCATATTGAGGATAGGCTCTTAGACTGAGATAGAAGGCGGCCTGATCATTCGCGTCCGTAGCATTTTTTAAGGTAGTCCGAATGGTGGTGGCTAATTGACCATAAAGGGAAATCGAGTCAGCATCTTCATCGGTGACGCTGGAATTACCCGAACTCGTATAACTAATAGTGATGCTATTTCGGACATCTCCGGCTCTTTTCTGTATGGACAATCCCGGCCCGATTGCTTGATGACCATCCAAATCGACATAGCCATTCGTTGCCAAGTATTGAGCTCGATGGGTGCTGTCTGCGTATGCGATTCGACCCTGACTATCTTCATACAAATATCCAAGACCTGAAGTGGCGATGGCTGAAACTATATTATAGACAGTATCGTTTAAGTTCGACTGGCTATCTAAATCATAATCCCCGGGACGATCTATTTCGCCAAGTCCTGTATTTTCTGCGTCTTGCCATTGAATAGTTGGGTCGTAATTGCCCCAAGTTTCGCCGGCTGGGACTTCTTGCCATTGATCAAATAAGACAGTCGATAAGACTGTGTAAATTTGGTCACCATCTTGGTCACTAGATAAATTGCCTTCGAATACAGCTCTAGCGAGTCTAGCCAGCGCTCCGACTGCGATAATGTTGATTCTTTGGCTTACTGCCGTTGAACCCGAATTTTCAACGCTTATTTTGACATCTGTAATAAAACCACCGAATAACTGGACATAAGTAGCCGAACTGTCTTTTACCTCGATTGTCACCGGTTCATTGATTTCGTAAGGGACTTGCGATTGAGCGGTTTCAATTAAAGTGAAATTACAATAACCAGCGATAGGTTGGGCGTAAATATCTGTGCGACCTGAGTTTATTGTTAAACCAGATAAAGTCGCCCCGGTAACAATAGTTCCATTGACTTTAACTCGGTATTCTGGATTCCAAATTGTCATAGGACTAATTGTGATCCGCCCCCGCCGGTGCGGGCTTGAGTTTGATTAAGAGCATCAACAACAGCTTTAGTAAATCCGTTTTCATCTATAACACTAGGAGCATTGACATTGATTGTTATACCAGCCTCACCCATTCTTACTCGAGCTACATCAAAAGCCCCGGGTGCTGCGCTTACGCCGTAATTGATGATATCCCCGCGCTCTCTAGCAACAACATCAGCGACCGATATAAGCGACGGACGCATATCGACGATTTCTTCAACGACTTTCTTAGCAGCATTGGCGGCCGTTTCGACTGCCTTAGCAACTGTTCCGGCAGCTGAGGAAGTTCCAGCAGCTCCGCCGGTGACTGTGCCAAGTCCCGGAATTGTTGGGATTGTTGTTGCTCCGCCGGTTGCTCCACCGCCAATCGTTCCACCGCCGAATGGTAAATCAATCCGGGGTGCGACTGGTGCGGCTGCGCCCGTTTTAATTGTTGGAATATTGGGTAATAAAGGAATCTTGTTATACGCATTAATGAGAGAGTTGATTCTTTGAATCGCTGCGTCTAATAACTTTAATAGCCCATTGATGGCATCAGATACGAAGCCGATGACCGGGCTGATTATTTTGATGACTACGCTAAAAGCCGTCCCGATTCCTTGAATAGCCGATACAACTTGATTCTTCAAGATAGGGACAAAGTAGGTCACAAAGAATGAGTAGAGAGTCTGAATCAAGGTCAAGAAGGATTGAAGATTACCGCGATTAGTGCTGACTGCCTCGGAAACTTTATTAAATGACGATTGGAGTGCTTCGATTACTGGAGCGAGGGCATTGCGAGCAGTATTGACAAAACTTTGAATCTGAGCAATTACTCCATCAGCGCCACCGAAGGATGAGGCTAGTCTTTCAATTACTGGCAAGAATCGATCATTAAATAGATTGACAACTTGGAGAGCGATTGGAAGTAGAGCGTTGCCGAGGACTATCTTGGCTTCTTCTAGTCGAGCGCTAAGGATTCGCTGACTGTTAGCCATTCCATCGGCAGTTCGAGCAAAGTCGCCTTGAGCATCTCGAGTTTGTTCGAGGATTACCTTATGAGCTGCTAGAACCTTTTGCTGGGCTGAGAGAGTTCCCGTTCCGGAATAAATCCCCATCTCAAGAGCTTTGGCTTTAAGGGTTGCGTCATTGAGCAAAACACCATAAGCCCGGATAGGCTCGGATTCGCCTCGAAGTGCTGCGCCTAAAGCTGTAATCGCTTGATCGACTGAAGTGTTATTAAATGATGCTAAGTCTGATGCTAACTGGACGAATTCGGTTGAGAATTGAGTTAGTTCCTCGCCAGCGAGTCCGGCAGACTTTCCGAAGATACCGAAAGTCGCCGCAGCGTTCATCGCTTGGGTGCGGGTTTGGCCTAGTGATGCGGCAGCTTGAGCTCCGAAGGCCTCAATCGTTTTGGCGGTATCGCCGAAGATAACATTGACTTTTGAAGTGGTCTCAACTAAATCTGATGCGGCTGCTATTGCTTCTTTACCGATTTTGATAGCCATCGCACCGGCAGCAGCACCGACAGCGGCTAGAGCGATTCCAGCCTTTTTAGCAAAGTCCCCAATCTTGTCGCCAAACGATTTAGTTGTGGCGTTAGCCTTGTCCATTCCTTTGACGAATTGAGCCGTCTCAGCAAGGACTTCAAGTTTTAATGTGCGCCAATCCTTAGCCACTCTTGCTCCAATTCTGAACGACCTTGTTCATCGCTTGTAAATATTTCAAAGTCAATTGAGGCTGAATTTCGCGAAGTGTTGGGAAGATGAAATAACCCTTCGAGCCTCTTGTGCTGGCGCTATACCTTCCTGACCAAACTGGGAATTGCTTAAAACGCCTAGATCCGAATTCAAGTCCGCGCCATAAGACTTGAGTGGTGGCTCCACCTGAAAAACGCTGTGAAGCGAAACCATAAGATAAGCGCCCAGTTTTTGAAGTTCTAGATACTGATGAACCATCAACCACTCGCCGGACGGCTGGAGCTGCTTTTGTGCGAGAATATCCAGCGTCTCTAATTGCGTCTTTTGCGAGGATGGCAATGTCGTAAGCGACCTTCTTAGATTCCTCAACGGCATCATCGCCCATCGCTTGAAAAGTCTTAGCGAGTTTGCCAAGTTCGCGCTTAGTAAATGCGCTGAATTCGACATTATCCGCCATTCCTTTT